GGCAGCGGCAGCACGCCGCCCTGCCCGTCCGTCACGTCCGGGTTCACCTCAAGATACGGCCAGGCGTTCGTGTTGGCCGTTTTCCACTGCTGTTCGTAGCCCTCGAACTGGCCGCCGTAGCCAATGAACGGAGCCTTGGGCGCCAAGGCCAGCATCTCGGCCTCCTGGCTCACCCAGTAGTTGTACATCCGCTGCGCGTCCTTGGCGTTGCGCACAAGGCCCGACACATGCAGCTGTCCTTCGACTTCGAATTCGTTGCCGACCACGCGGATGACCGGGATGCTTGAGCCCGCCCAGTCGCGTTCTTCCAGCACCTCGTAGCCGTTGGTCTTCATCCACTTGACCTGCGGCACCTGGGCGACGCGCTCTTTCAGCGGCTTCATGCCGGCGTACATCTTGGCCTCGGGCGAGCCCTTGACCACGGTGACGTTGCCCGGATACAGGCACAGCGTACGCTTCTCGTAGGTGAAATAGAAATACTCCGCAATGCGAATCGTTTCTTCGTTCAGCCAGTTGCCGAACTGCTCGTCGCCAGTGCCGAACTCGTTCAGCGATGTCAGCGGCTGCGCATCGGGGTAATCGCGTTCGTACTGCTCGTGCGGCACGTCGTCGGTGATAAAGCACCATTTCGCGTCCGACCCACACGGATCTTGAATCATCGGGTCCATGTAGACCGAGAACGAATTGCGAATGCGCTTGATCTTGATGTCCTGATCAAACGTCTTGTCGTCGCAATACTCGGTTAGCAGGCGCCAGTAGCCTTCGCCATAGGTGACCTGGTTGTCGCAGGCCGTGTCATAGGCGACATCGGCGTCCGAGATGTACTCGATGTGCCGTACCATGCCGTCGAAGATTTCCGCGACTTCGACATCGGCGTTGTCGTCGACCGGTATCACTTTCCCTGCGGGGCGGTTCTGCCGCTGGTCGTTGGTGACCTGCTTGACGTGCTGGGGCAGCTTGTTGATGGTCAGGCACGGCCGGGCGGCAATCATCGTGCCCTGCGATGACGTGCGGCTGCTGACGACATCGGTGGGCCACTGCCACTGATTGTCCGGCGTGCCGGCGAGGAACTTCAAGTCCTCAAGTTCGGCGTCGCGCGAGTCGTTTAGCGCCTCGATAGCGACACCGAACCGCGCTCGCATGGTAGAGAGCCGGTCGGAGTCCTTCTTGTCTTCGCTCACTTGACGCCCATCAGCGTGCGCAGCTGCTGCACATACGCGGTCTGTTCAGGTGAAGGTTCGATCGCGCTGGGGTCGCCCGACAGCACACGCGCCGCAAAGGTCTGCCGAATATCGTCCAGGTTGTTTGTCCCGTAGCCGGCAAACGCCTTCAACTGCGCCGGAGACATATCGTACCGTGGCGCCGGGGCCAACCCAGTCCGCATGTGGACTCTTGCCGCCTCGTTCATCATGACCGCGCTACGCTCGCGCTCCGACAGCGGGCTGTACGGGTTCATGATGATGCGGTTGTCCTCGGCGGCCATGCCGGCCACCTTGGGGTTCTTGCGAAAGTAGTCATCCTCGGTCGGGTACGGGTTGCGTACCGCGACGCCATAGACGACTTTTGGCTTTTCCCCGGCCACAAAGGGTTAGCTGCTGGACAGGATCGTGACCGTCAGCACGATTGCCTCGGCCAGCCCGCCGCCGGTTATGTTCCGCACTTGGATCGCGCAGGAGCCGGCGGCCACGGTGTTCGCCCACACGTTGTACGCACCGGCCGTGCCCGCGCTCGAGTGGCTGACGATGATCTGGTCGCCCACCTTGATCCGCGAGTTGGTTAGCGTGAACTGGACCGTGGTGACCGTCGCCAAGTTGGCCGCGTTCAGAGTGATGATGCTGACCGGGGTCGTGGTGGTGACGCCGGTGGCCTTGCTGGTGGCTTGAGTCACCGCGCCTTGACCGGCCGAGGTGAATCCCAGCGTCTGTTCGGCTTGAACCAAGTTCGAACCGATGATGTTCTGGTCCTCGAAGGCGACGCCGATAGATTTCGTGTTCTGAGTCATGTCAGGATCCCATCCAGTTGTTGATGACGCCGGGAGAATGCACCGTTCGGCGCTGCGTCTTGGCCGGTCGGTTCCGATTTGCCACGGTATACGCGAAAGTGACCGCGATGGCGTCTGCCGAGTCCGGTGAGGCCAATCCGCGTGCTTTCATGTCCTTTTTTGACTCCAAAAACACGGTTCCAGACGAATCGGGCTTCGTTTTCGGGCCTGTCAGGTCTGCCTTGAGCCGCCGATCGACTGGAATCGACGCCGTTTTCAACCAATCCTTCATGGCGCCCCACATTTCGGCCCGTTTGTTGCCCCACATTACGGGATTCTTGGCTTTCCAACCAAAATTGACGCCTCGCACCTTGTACCGCTGCTCTTTCAGCCTGTCAAGGACGCCGTACCCTAGGCCACCCTCGTCGATGACGGTCAGATCCGGGTCGAATTCCTCGATCATGTCGATCACAAGGCCCACCACCGTCATTGTGTCGTCCTCGTGGAAGCGCCGCAACGCCACCAGGTCGCGCCCGCGGCGCACGACGATCACCGTGTCGTCTGCGCCCCCTCGCGCCGGGTCCACCCCGATGATCGTTGCGGCGGAGGGATCGTCGTATTTCGGCTGCTTGCCGGCGTCGTCGACCGTCCGAGGCGCAATGAACTGATCGTCGCCCTGTTCGGGAAACTCGCCGTAGATTTCGACCCGGGCCTGCGGGCTGTCGGGGCCGTATTCTTCGATGATCTGCTGATATGTGGCCGGATCGGTGTCCTCGACCGTGCGCGCGTCGATCTGGCGGGTGTTCCAGAAGGCGCGCTTGGCGTTGAAACACTCGAAGAAGTACCCGGTGTTGCGCCGCGGGTTGGAGAACGCCAGCCAGAACCGGTTCGGAATCGGTTCGGTGAAGAATCCGCTGGCCACCGGCCAGATGCTATCGGGAATCCCCGACGCCTCGTCAAAGATGACCATCATGCCATCGAAGGAGTGCGGGCCGGCGTACCCGTCCGGGTTTTCCTCGGACCAGAGTTTGCCCTCGGCGCCCCAGTAGCGTGTGCCCTTCTTCAGATCGCGCTCGACCAGATCGGTCAGCCACTGCGCCGGGACCAGCTTGGTGGCCGAGATTTCCCACCAGTGGGCGTTGATGACCATCGCCTGCCACTTGGTCAATTCGCCCCAGGTAATCGAGCGCAGCTGATTTTCCGAGTTCGCTGACACCAGCACGGTCGACCCGATGCGGGTCGTGAGCATCCACAGGATCAGCCAGGCGACTAGCGCGCTCTTGCCGATGCCCCGCCCGGAGGCGACCGCCATGCGCAGGACCTCGAACAGGGACTGCGCTTCGCGTTCGGTGCCCTTGTTCTGGCGGATATGAGCCGCGATGTCGCGCAGCACCTGGCGCTGCCATTTGCGCGGTCCCTTGAACCGCTCAAGGGGCGTGTTCTTCTGGCCCCACGGGAAGCAGAACAGGACGAACTTTTCGGGGTCGTCCGCGATCGCGGGAGACCACAGCCGGGCCATCAGCGTCTGCTCTTCCCCCGCTGTGTAGATCGGCTTCTGCATGCGCGATGCGCTCCGGTGGTTGTGGGGTGTCTGGCGGCTGTGGCTGCGGTTCGATGTCGATGATACGTCCTTGCGCCTGCTCGAGCGCGGCCGTGATGCTGATGCGCTGCTCCACGTCGATCTGGACGTGCTGGGTAGCCACCCATTTGTGCTTGTGCTTCAGAAAGTCCATCGCGGCCTTGGCGTCGCCCGCCTCGGCGGCCTTGAACACCACGTCGGCCATCTTCAGTTCGGCGTCGGCGCGGCCCTTTTCCTCGGCCTGGCGGGCCAACGGATCCAACTCCTGCAGCCGGCGCAGCTCAGTGGGGCTTAGATTGGCGGCATAGGCGAGATTGTCACCGCTCAAACCGCGGGTGGCCGCTGTGTAGATAGCGGTCAGCCGCGCCTCGGTGGCTTTGACGGTGCGTTCGCTGAGAGGGAGTGAGTAGAACATGCCGTTTGGTATCAGCGGGGGGCGTGGCTGTCAAGGGTAGCTACAGAAACTGCTTTTCTGCTTCCGCTCGGGCTGCGGCGGCTTCTTCGATAGTGTAGAAATTTCCAAGGTGTTGAAGACGCCCACCAACCATGATGCCCGCGCGCCACGGCTTTCGCGTGCCTTGCTTTGTGTGGCGGTACACACCTCGCACACCGCTTGCGCTTCGGATAGTCGCGCCGGTGTTGTGCAGGTTCTCCACGCGTGTTGCTTCGCGTAGGTTCTTGAATCTGTTGTCTGTCCGCACTCGGTTTATGTGGTCTATGTCGTGCTCAGACCATTTGCCGGTCATGTACAGCCACGCCAGTTTTTGCGCGGTGTATGTCCGGCCTGCGACGGCTATTTGCCGGTATCCGTGGCGGCTTATACCTCCTGCTACGCGGCCGGCGGGTCGTTTGCCGCACGCTTTGTTGCAAGTGAATACGCCTGTTACCGGGTCGTATGTAACATATTCTTTGAGCGTGCCGATGTCTAAAGGAAAAGTTTTCATGGGGTCAATTATACGCGTTTGTTTTTAATGTGGGGTTAAAAATTAAAAAATAATTTTTTCTTCTGGCCCCTGTCAAACTCAAAGCGCCGAGCCCAGGGCCCAGCCCCCCGGCCTGGCCCCGGCTCCGACCGCGAGCCGTTCCGCCAGCCAGGTCGACGCGGCCGCGTGCTGTCGGCGCGCTGCAGTGCGCGAGCTGCGACCGAGCTGCGCCGCGTGCTTGAGATGCGCGCGCATGCCGACAGCGCACAGCACAATCCTTTACCGTTCTGCATTTTTCAAAAATGCAGACGGCTTGCGCCGGTTGTCAACGTTGCGTTAGGTATGGGCAGGAATAGGCGATATAGGCGATATTGTCACCCCGGAAAAATCGCTAGCGCCCATTCAAAAATATTCCGCCGCGGCTGACGGCGCGCGCGTATTCGCCGCTGGCGTAACAATATTTATTACATATACATAAAAAGACTTTAAAAGTTTGATAGTGACAATATAGCCAATCAATACCCCTAAGCCGTTGATCCTGATCAATAAATCCCTAGGCTATCCAATTCGCCTACCCGCTGCCCATATCGCCTAAAAAAAACGCTTGACTGCCGTAAAGAAATCCTTTACAGTGTCGATAACTTGAAAAACAGCGGTTTCACAAAACACTTTTTTGCAGTCCCACACTTTTTAAAAAGGAAAACGCCATGCACTACGTCGATTCGATGACCCTGCGCACTCCGCGCGATGGGCACACATTCACAATTCACCTCGCTGAATGCTCTGATCGCTGCGGCACATATTACGAATGGCATTCGCGCGGCCAGGCTTACGCACCTGGTTGGCTGCGTAGCTGCAGCTGGACCACGCCGGCAGACGCGCGCCGCGCGTTGGATGATTTCCTCGCTAATACGAGCGTAGTGGAGCGGGTTTAGCGCGAGTGCGTCACGCACAGACGGCACACGCTCTGCCGTCTGTACGGGTCGCACATGCGAACCCACAATCCGCGCGCACAGACGCGCAATTACCGGAGAACACTATGCCATTTCAGATCGAAGTAACCGACACGTTTGGCGGCGAGGCGAACTATTGCTGGGTGCGCCGCTACAGGATCACGGACGCGACCGGCCTGACCGATGCGCAGATCATCCGCCGCGCGAAAAAAGCCGCCGGCTGGACTGGCGTGCGCTGCGCCCGCGACGATATCGGGGAAACCCTTGCGCTGCGCCCTCGTGGCGTCTGCCAGATCATGTTCGTCAGCTATTGCGAACCGGAGCACCTTGAAGGGGTCGAAGCATGAATGCGCCCGATGAAATGATCCACGCATGCAGCAGCTGCGGCCGCGTCAACCTGGCGATTACCCGCGGGGAAGCTGCGCGCGCCAGTCACGCCGGCAGCTGTGACGCGGATGTCGCGGCACTCATGCTCGAGCCGCACATTGCGGCGCAGGTTGACGCATGGGACTGCGAACACCTGCGCCGCGCGTTGCGGGAATTCGGCTGCTGGACGCTGGAAGAGTTAGACAATCACGCAGACAACTGCGCGCGCATGGTGTGGGTCCTCGCCGGCAATGTCGCAGACGGTTCCTACGAGGACGAAAGGGGCGAAGCATGATCCGTTTTCTAGCCTGGCTCGCAGTCGCGGCCGCACTTACCTTCGTCGGCACGCTCGCGCTGTATGCAGCTGCCGATGCAATGATCGGCGCGCAATCGAAACGCGCGCAGTCAATCGAACTTCAGACGGAAGGATAGCGCCATGGCATTAGTTACCGTAGTGGGGCCGTTGAATTCAGAGGCAGATGCACACGCGACAGCTGCTTGCCTTGGCAGCGCGCAGCATTCGGTTTTCTCACGCGAAGTCACAGACGCGGACGGTTACGGCACGGGCGAACATCAATGGTTTGTCGAGCGTGACGATTCGATAGTGCCGGATCGGATTTTTGGCTACGCATGGGCGGACATCCAGGCAAAGCAGCAGCGCAAGTAACCGTTGACATCGGGAAAAAACTCTTTTACATTCCAATCACGCGCCGCACATCGACGGCGCGACTACCGGAAAACAGACATGAACACAAAACAGGCAATCCTCGACACCTTGCGCAAATTCGCTCGCCAGCGGCCAGGACTGGAGTACGGGAATTACGGCGACCCAGTAGCGTACCGGTCAGAACTGCGCGCAATTACGCGCGACCTGGCGCAATTCAATGTGCTGCTGCGCGCCGTCGAATGGCGCGACAGTATCAACGCGGATGCAATCCTGCGCGCGGCGGAATCCGCATTCAGCGGCCGTCTGTCGATTCAGGTGGACGGCGAGCGTGTGCGAATCGACTACTGCACCGGCCAATACTTTCCTACAGAGTATCGGCGCGCATCGTGCGCGGTTCTGTCGTCCGCGCTGTGGGAAAACTTCCGAAACGCTATGCCGGAGGGTATCGTCAACGGCAAGACGCCCGGCGAGCGCATCCGCGCGCACTTCCGGCGGGAGTTCGGCCGGGGCATTGCCTCACGCTACTTCAACTAGACCGGGAGAACACACACCATGAACATGCCGAAAACGAAACGCGGCGCGCTGCGTCAGTACAACGCCATCATGAACCGGGTGTTCCGCTCGCTGCGCGGCGGACTGGAATACGGGCTGGACTGGCCTACCTTTTACGCCACCTTTCCCGACGAAGCCGCGCATGTGACCGCCATCAAGGCGGTCTACAAAAGCCTGCCGGACTGACATAACCTTCGCGCTGCGCGGCCGGACCTGGCGCGCAGCGCAACGACAAAAGGAAACGCAAACATGGCCATTCGAATCATTACGATTATATACGATGATGCCCAGGAAGCCTTAGCCGATGAAGGCGATCTGTTCGGCTACTTGGCGAACGAACTTGAAAACGACGGGATCGAAACCGTCATGACCGAACGCGCGCAGGGGGAGCCAGCATGAGCGCACTACGGAAAGCCTTCGAGCAATGGCGCAGCGAAGGTGGAAAGTACCCGAACACGATCAAGCGTATCGGCAACGAAGGCGCTTACCGCTATCAGGACACCTGTACGGCATGGGCGGCTTGGCAGGCTGCGACCCGGTGGTATGCGGCGCTGCCGGCTGCGGGGGCCCTTAGTTGCGACAGTGTGCTGAAGGTCCTAGCCGCGAAAGACGCGCGCATCCGGGAACTGACTGAACGCGTCCGCGCACTGGAGGGCCAGGCATGATCGACACACACACACACGCCAGCACGCAGCGCACCTTCGTCCGCAGCGTGCGCGAAGCGACCGGCTACCACCTGCCCGCCCGGCCGCTGCGCCTGCGCTCGCGCTGGCCGTCTGCCGACCGGGTTGTCTGCCTGGCCTGCGCGGCCGGCGGAATCTTTCTCGCAATCGTCGCACTTCTGGAGGTTTACTCGTGACCACGAAAACAACGTACACCTGGCGCACCGACGCCGCATCCGGCAAGGTTACCGCCATACATTTAGACGCTGCCGTTGCGGGACTAGTCCTTATGGATGAATGGTGCCCATTGGACAGCGATATGGAAAAACTGGACATTGAAAACGGCGCATGGCTTACCATTTTTGACCCGGACGAGGTTCCCGTGTACCGCCGCGGGGTGATGTCATGACCTGGCGGCCCCGCAGCTTTTCGACACTGGACGAACGCGAACGCGCAGCCTATGCGGACGGCGACACGGCGACCGCGGACCTGCTTACATTGGCGCAGGAAGGCGGCGCAGAAACCCGCAGCGACCTGGACGACGCGAACACGTCGATATCCAGCCTGCATGCCGAACTGGACGATGCACAGGAAGCCGCGCGCATCGCTGGCGCGGAGCTGGAAGCCTTACAGCGCGGTATCGAAGACATCGACGAAGAAATGCTGCTGCCGATTCACAATTTCGTGAAGTCCTACTTCGAGGATGACCGGGTGACCGATCAGCTGCTTGAACTGATCAAGTCGACGCAGGACAACCTGTACGCCCGGCTGCAAGCGCTGCTGAAATGATCCAGCTGCTGCTTGTGTTCGCTGCGATCGCGCTATTATGCTGGCTGCTTGACCTTTGACCGGGGTACCTCCGGCCGGTCCTGGGTATTCGGGGCGCCCATTGCGGCGCCCCTCTTTTTTACCCGGTCACAAATGCAAAACGTATTTGTGTTTGTAGAACGCGCCCGTTCGCGTATGTCCTAGCGCCAGCATCTCAGCTTTGGTTCGATTGACGGTAGCCTTTGCCGCAACCTGTGCGCCGTCTGCCGTCTGCCAACGCGGGTACGGCCCGGTGCGGCCGACATAGACCCAATTTGCCGCGCGGTACACTCCGCCCATGTGCCCCTGCGATTCATCGGCGTAGGTGACCAGCGACACAAACCGACCATCCTGACGGATCGCCCGCACAGCGCGGGCCAACAGAAAAGAACACGCATTGCGGGGCACATCAGGCAGCATCACCATGCGGGTAAGGGATAGCACCTGTTTCCACCGCTTACGGTTGACCGACTCCGCAGCGACTCGAGTCGGCGGCAGCCACCAGACGACCCCGGCGCATTCGTCCGAGTCCTTCGGGAACAGCCCATGCACATAGACGGCAGTATTCGATCCGCCGCGGGCGTAATGGTACTGGCGCACCATATCCTGCGCGACCGGCAACGACGCGGGGCGCACTTCCCAATCATTCCGGCGCAACATCACCCGGTCACCGACTCGCGCGCCCTGAACTCGGCGCATACCTGGCCACGGCCTAGGGTCGCATCCGGCTTCACCACCGGCGCCCACTTCCATGGCGCGGACGGGTACCGCTCCCCCATCGGGTGCCGGGCGCGCTCGATGTAGCGCACGCAGTCCATCTTGACCTTGCAGCCGGTGCCGTCACAGGTACGCATCATTTGACGACCCGCATCAGCGGTTCCGGCATGACCTCCACCAGCCGGCGCAGTTCCGACTTCGA